CTACCGCCTTGACGGCTATTGCATAAGCTTCACTCGATTCTACTTTTGCATCTAAATCCACGCCGACAATTTCCGCCTTGGTATATAAAAGCGAACTGGCATATTGAATTAAATCGGCACTTGCCTCTAATTCTTGTGCAGATAAGCTTTTCAAAGTCGTTAAATCTGATACATTTGCATATGTAAATGCCATTTTTTTCACCTCTTTTATTAGATTTTTTTTCAAAAATTGCCCAGATAGGAGGTATCTGGGCTTGATGTTCGGATAATTTCCAAAGGCAAGAGTAAATTATAATTTAATAAAATTTAAAAAAATGTGTAACTATAGCGCTTGGTCTTATTATAGCATAAATTGCAAGCTTTGTCAACTCATAGTTTGCCCTAATTTGAATAGATAACCTTGACAGATTGCCGAAAATATGCTATAATATTCTTGCATAACATTTACAGTTTGTGCTTAATGCGGTTGTTCCAATGAAAAAGAATGCCATTAAAACCTTTCGGCAAAATCCCCTAATTTTTAGGGGATTTTTTGTTTGTTGATTTGACAAACCGTCTATTTTATGATAAAATAGTTAAAAACATAAGAAAAGGGGCTTTTTTATGGAAGATATATTTTTACAATGTTCACTCGAACGTGACGAAATTCTACAAACAATCAAAGATGGTGAATATCACGCACAACAAACACCAACAGCATCTCATATAGCACAATATCAAAATTCAAAAGGGGCGGAAGCTTGTGAATTATATGCGAAATGTGGCAAAACACCATTACCTTGGCAACGCTTGCTCATGGAAGATATATTGGCAACTAATGCTACAGATAAATTAGAGTGGACGCACATGAAATTCGGCTATTCTGTACCACGCCGAAATGGTAAATCTGAAATTTTAGTCATGCGTGCCGTCTATGCTCTGGTAAAAGGAGAACGTGTTTTATATACTGCACATAGAACGACTACTTCGCACAACTCATGGGAGAAAGTAGTAGATACACTTGCTAAAATAGGCTACACTGAAAAAGATGATTATAAAACAACAAAACAATTCGGCTTGGAGCATATCGAATGGAAACACGGCAACGGCATTATCAATTTCAGAACCAGGTCAAGTAAAGGCGGTTTAGGTGAAGGGTATGACTTACTCATCATCGATGAAGCACAAGAATACACAGCAGACCAAGAATCTGCATTGAAATATATTGTTACTGACTCTAAAAATCCACAAACCTTGATGTGTGGTACACCGCCAACTGTTGTGAGTTCTGGTACAGTGTTTGAAAAATACCGCCGTGAATGTTTGGGCGGTAAGTTACAAGATGCAGGTTGGGCGGAATGGAGTATGCCCGACTTAACAGATGCACATAATATTGAATATTGGTATAAGACAAACCCTTCACTTGGTTTCATCTTAAGTGAAAGAACTATCCGTTCGGAATTAGGGGACGACCAATTAGATGATAACATTCAACGTCTGGGTGTTTGGGTTAAATATAATCAAAAATCAGCTATCACTCGTAACGAATGGAAAATGTCAATTGAAAAAAATCCTATACCAGCCGAAAAGCCAATTCGTTTGTTTTGGGGTGTCAAGTATGCCAAACATACAGAACATGTATCTCTTTCTGTTGCAATCAAAATTCAAGATAATAAAATTTTCACAGAATGTATTGACTGTAGACCAGTACGTGACGGCAACGCCTGGTTGATGCCTTACCTACAAAATCCACATAGTGAGAAAATCATTATTGACGGGGCAGGGCAGGCAAGCATTCTCGAACAAGATATTAAAGAGGCAGGCATTAAACTAAAAACAGTTATTCCAAGAACTGGTGAAGTCATAGAGGCGGCGGCTGTCTTTGAGAACCTATTATTTCAAGGCAATCTAAAACACGGTGACCAACCATCACTTGAACAGATTGCAGCCAATTGCACACATAGACCTATTGGAGCAAGCGGCGGTTTCGGTTACGATAGCTTATTATTAAATGCAGATATTTCTATTTTAGAATCTTGTATGCTTGCCTCTTGGTTATGTGCGACTGCCAAACCAAAGAAAAAACAACTTGCTTTTTATTAAATATATTGACATTGTCAATATTTTGTGCTATGATTAGAAAAAGGAGTTGATAAGAAATGCAAGAAAAAATTATTGAAGTTGTGAAAATGCTATTGAAAAAATATAATGCAGAATATGCTATATTATTTGGTTCTTATGCTCGAGGGGACGCCACACCCGATTCGGATATTGATTTAATTATTGTTGGCGGAAAAGGGATTCATACTTATGCAATTGGGGAAGAAATGCGTGAAATCTTGAAAAAAGATGTGGATATTTTCAACATTCGTGAAATCAAGAAAAATACACCATTTTATGAAAATATTCAACGAGAGGGCGTGAAAATCGCTTGCTAACACCAAAAGACAAAGAATTATTATATAAAATCTTGAAATATAGTAAAATTATTCAAGAAATGATAGATTTACATCAAATTACCAAAGAAAAGCTGTTTACAGATATAACAAGCCAATATGTATTAACCGTACCACTCATACAAATTGGTGAATTTGTGACAAGACTATCAAAAGAATTAAAAGCAGAATATGCTTTGATAGAGTGGCACGGCGTGGCAGGCGTTCGGCATAGATTGGTACATGGATATGATGCGACAGACTGGGAAATCATTTCTGAAATTATTTTTCAAGATTTGCCAGTGTTTACAAATCAAATCAAAAAAATTTTAACGGATCATAAAAACACCCCCTAATTTTAGGGAGTGTTTATTTATACACTTCACGCCTATGTTTGATTTCAATTGCTATAATCATACACTGATTATCTTTAATTTCACAAATCATACGATAATCACCAATTCTATAACGCCATTTGCCCGACAGATTGCCTACTAAACCCTTACCAAATGCTCGGGGATTTTCACAATTCGTCAAGCGTTTTTCAATCCATTTCAGAACTTGTTTTTGTGTTGCTTTGTCTAATCTTTTCAAATCTCTTTGAAAATCTGTTGTAAATTGCACTTGATATATCATTCGTCTAAACTCTTTACTAACTCTTCAAAAGAAATGGTTTGTTTTCCGTCTGCAAGATATTTTTCATAGGCTTTATCAAATAAAATTCTGTCCTCTTCGTCATTGGTTGCACATTCTCGCACAGATTCAAAAATCATTTGTGGAATACTCAACCCTAAACTATCCGCATATTCTTTGAAAAAAGCATATTCTTTATCTGTAAAATTAACTTGTGTCATAATCTATCACTCCTCATTGATTTTTTATTTAATTTTATTATAGCACGCCAATTTTGAAAAGTCAATAGAAAAATAAAACACCAAAAAATCAATTTTTGCCAACAGAAAAACCCTTCCAAACAGCTGGAAGGGGATTTCTCAAAAAGAAACACAAAAAATGAAATTTGATGTCATCAGCAATATTATTATACCATAGATTTTGATATTTGTCAAACCAAAAATCCCCATGAGTTCGGACTGCTCATGGGGACTATGTAGAAAGAACAAAACGTAAAAACTTTCGATGGAGAGTAAAGTTTTTACTATTTGTAATAAAAAGGTATCTACTCACTCAAATTTTGAAATTTTCCAATTTTCCCGAAAGTGTTCAAACACAAACACTCAAAAAAATATCAAATTTCCTGCGATATACCGCCGTTTTTACCAATTGGCAATACCAGATGGATAGCAAACTACTATTTTTGAGTATCTACACACTCTAAAAACGGCTATTTATCGGCATTTTTTAATATAATTAAATTTAATCGCAATATATAGGCATTTTTCAGCTTTACCAATGCTGGAAATTTTTAGTAAATTTTCAAGATTGGCTAAATCAAGCCTTTTCTCAACGAAAAATCCCTACAATGGCTCGGGCCTGCGGTCTGGATTGTCCTTAAGGGGACTATCCCCCATACTGTCGGGCGGTTAGATGCTCTGCCAATCTAATGTTTGCGGCAACACTCGATTGGAAACAGTCTTTGCAACGCTTTCAAACTCTTTCGTCTGTAGTTTGTCACTCTTCTTTCTGTTGCAAGTCATATGAGCCAATTGCATGTTGTCAATGTCAATCGGATTTCCGCCCCTTGCGATGGGAACAATATGATCAATACACGCTGACATTGGATGCGGAAATTTCAAACTGAAATCCACATTTCCTCCACAAATACCACAAACGTTTTGGGTTGCAAAGATACGTTTCTTGCAACTCTCAAATAGTTTTCTATAATTGCCCTGATGGTCAATTCTTTGTGGCTTCTTCTCACTCATACAAACTCACTCCAATCTGTAACAAAACAGACGGAAAAGTAAGTCAAACCGTCTGTTTAATTGCTATAAAAATTTCAGGAAGTAATACTCGATTACATACCAATTATAGCATAAACTATCCAGTTTGTCAAGGCTTGAATTGCCCTAATTATTGCTATTAAATTTTCAATCTGCTTAAATTATAATCGCATAGAAACTTATCTGACATGCTCTAATGTTGGTAGAATGTAGTAGTAACTGTATCTGAAGATGTGTCATTTCTGGTAGGCGTGTGATCTCTCCAAGCACTCTCATGCAAGGCCTCTTTTCTGGACTGGTTTCAGGCTTTGTTTAAATCGCCTTCTGTTCCCAGGGGTAGCCGACTTTCCTCTTCACTGACCCGCGCTTTTCACATATGTTATCTTATTAGCTCCAGTAGCCGTTCCTTATTCGTTTTGGGTTTCTATTCAATTCTTGTGTATTATCATATCACAAATTCAATCATTTGTCAAGGGGTTTTTGAAAAAAAATTTGAAAAAAATATAGCCGTCCATTCCTAACGGCTATATTTGGGGCTTGTCCGATTACTCGAACGTGATATAGGAATTGGTATGAAATACAACCAACATCACAAAGATAGTATATCATAAAATGCTGTTTTTGTCAAGCCGTGGGCGTTTGTTTTGAATGTTCGGAAAAACGAAAGTCAAAAGGAGTCCCCTATAAAAAACGGGGCGTCTTTTTAGCCCCGTTTTTATAGGGTACTTTTGACAGGGTCAATTCAGAACTGTAAAGTTCTATATATATATAAAGCTTATTTCCGAACTTTGAACTAAAAAAAATGGCTATTTTACGCTAATTTCTTAAACTAAAAGTTCAAAACTTTTTGAACTTTTGTAAATGACGTAAAATAGCCGTTTTATTAGATTTTAGATATAAATTCTTGAAAAGTTCATGAAC